TTGCAAGAATGATCTCATGCCACACGTCATTGGCGGGTCGCTCAGCGCCATCATCACCTCCGCCCGGTCGATCCCCCTTTTCACCGATGATATAATGCCCATCTTTCGTGCCTGCATGCTTGCCGACGTAATCCCAGCCCCGCTCAGGTCTCGTGCGACGGACTCGTATGTTAGGAACACGCGTTCCAATCGTAAATGTTCGTCGGGCATCTCCGTCAGTGTAAGGCTCGTCAAAGCACAACATAACATGGACATGAGGCTTTCCATCCTGATGAAGCTCTCGACCAATTCGGTAGCTGCATCCAAGTCGTTCAAGGATGCCGATAAGGAGTGTCGTATCGAATCCATCGGGTATAGTGGGATATGTAAGCATGAAGAACTGCTCCGCGTCGAGCTTATACTTGGCAGGCATGGTGACATGTGATGGTCGATTTTTCTGGCGAAATCTTAATGTTATAGCCAGAAAAAAAAACGCGACACCCCCCCCTTATAAATACCCACGTTGACCCCGCATCCAACAATTAATCATGCCCACAAAGTCCGATAAATCCGTTAACCCCGATGGCCTATCTCCGCAAACGCCGATACAGCCGACGCAGGTCTGGTTCGTCCAAGGCAAAAAAAACAACCAGGCGTTCCGCACCGCGCTATCGCTCCACCGGGAGAATGCGACGCTCAACCCGTCGACGGCCGATGTCGAAGAGAAGCATCCTAAACACGACGTCCGAAAAGAAGCGTGACACCATGCTCTCGTTTACGAATGTAGTGGCTCCACGCAACCCCACTTCGAACTATATCACGCAGCCACCAATACTCGCCGGTGGGTCTGCTGACGAGTACGCCTTCCTCTTTTGCGCGACCGCGCGTAATAATGACGCATCCAACGCCGCCCTCAAGGGCACAAAGTTTCTGCAGGCAACCCGAACGTCGTCATCATGTTACATGGTGGGCCTAAAGGAGAACATCGAGATCCAATGCGCAGACGGCCTCCCTTGGCAGTGGCGTCGCATATGCTTTACGTACAAAGGCCAATCCAATTTGCCCCCCGGCACCACTTCGTTTGCTACCGCCATACTCGCCTCCGCCGGCCAGACCAGGGTAGTGAACGAGATACCGATTAGTTCACGTAATGCATTTTACGGATTGCTCTTCAAAGGCAATGTTAATGCTGATTGGACCGACGTCTTCACCGCTCCCGTTGATACCAGCCGAGTTTCCCTTAAATACGACAAAACTATCACCATCGCCTCAGGTAACGAAGAGGGAGTCATACGAAAGTATAAAAGGTGGCACCCTATGGGACATAATCTACTGTATGACGATGACGAACTCGGTGGTAATGAGGCAGCTAGCAACTTCTCGGTTAGTAGCCGCATTGGCATGGGCGACTATTACGTACTTGACATCATCAAGCCAAGAGTGGGGTCAACCAGTGCAAGTCAATTGCTATTCCAACCTACGTCTACTCTGTACTGGCATGAAAAATAGCCTCCTTTAGCTCATAGAAAATGCAATTTTCCTCCATCCAGTCCCATTCAATCTTGCTCTTGTTGTGATCATCCACACCAATTTCATCCCGTGGGTCTCTATTACAAATAAAAATCGAAGGTTTGCCCCACTTAATCCTTCGCTTACCCTTGTACTTGTCCTGCGCCATAAACTCGTATTGACCACCCAACCAATCCTTATACGAGAAATACCCCGCACGCAGGCCATTTACCATATCGTCGAAGATTGCGTACTCGACGTCATCACTGAAGTCTGCCATATTCCACAATCCTCCACAGTAGTAGTGGGATCCGAGTGATCGAGCCCACACTGTCTTTCCAAGCCTAGTCTGACCATACAGCACAAGTCCCTTGGGACGACCTGCTTAGTCAGCAAACTATTCACTAATACCCCATCTATAGAGGCCGGGTTCTTGCGGGAAGGGACCCGCCCGGCCGTTGACATGCGTAGTCTCAGATGCAGTATAGATCAGAAATCGCGCCCCGGAGCCTGCGGAGGGTGCAAGACAAACAACTCACCGACACATCCACGTACATTATCGTCAACCCAATCAGCCAATTCCCACGGCACACTAAACTCCCCATCCGGCGTAGCGTAGGCAGCAGTCTCCGGCTTGTACTTCCAATCCGCGTACGCCGTCAAAGAGCTAAAGTTGCACGCTAGCTGTCGAGGAGCCAAACGCGCAGCAGAATCGAAAAACTCTTCACGCGTCCTTGCAAGAATGATCTCATGCCACACGTCATTGGCGGGTCGCTCAGCGCCATCATCACCTCCGCCCGGTCGATCCCCCTTTTCACCGATGATATAATGCCCATCTTTCGTGCCTGCATGCTT